GGTATTAAGGGATTCATCAGATAGGTATATACTAAAATACTAAACAAGAGGTTTTAAGTCCTGTCTAGTATGTTAGTATTAAAAAGTGGTTAAAGTGTCTTAGAACGCAAAGGGCATACTAAAAATAGTATCTAACTTAGCATTACTCTTTGCAGGAAGTCCATATAAGACTTGTTACTTACTTTGTACTGATGGTTTGCCTCTTCACAAAACAGTATTCTTTGTACAGTTCCTTGTTCTGTAAATATAGTTTTTAATAATTTAGTATCAGTTGAACCACTTACAGGGCAAGCCCATTTAGGTAAACCTTTCTTAACTGCATTATTAGTAACGCTACCAAAGTAAGGCTTTAAAGTCATATACAACTCTTCAGTAGTTACAATATCGCCTTTATTATAATCTACCATCTTAGTTAAGTACTCTTTTTGTTCTTCTTTAGTTCCGTACTCTATCATATCCCACATATGAATCCCCTCGTGAGATTGCTTTAAAGTTAAACCAAAGTAATTAGCCATATAAGCCATAGAGAAACTAGGAAGCCTAAAGTATCTCTTAGCCATTCTGTAAATATCAAAGGACTTCACATATCTATCTACTCTTAATTTATGCTTAGCTGCCCTTGTGTTTATCCACTTATTATCAAAAGAATTATTATTTTGTCCTATAACCATTGAAGCCTTGTTATATTCTTTTAAAAACTTTTGAAGCATTGTTTTGTCGCAGTGTTTTTTATCCCAAGTCAAATAACTTACGTTATCTTCTCCAATCCATTTCCAAGCAACACTAATAATTTTAGGTTCTGTTCTTAGTTGTTTATGGTTTATGTATTGTTTACCAGTCCACCAAACAGTAGCTTCTGTTCTGCTTGTTTCAATATCGTAAACCATTATTTTATCATTTACTACGTTTGATTGTGTAATTGACAATAACAACTCCTTAGCATAGTTTCTTACTGTTCTTGTAGTAATTTTTAAAAATATACTTAGTTCTTCTTGGACTTGTTTTCTTGGTTTATTACTTGCGTACTGGTCAATAATTAACTGCCTATTTTTCTTGCTTAATAAATTAACGCTCATATAAAGCCTTAAGCCTTACGTGAATCAGCAATACCTTGTCCTAATACTAGAGCGATAAGTGAGTACAGAATTGATTGTGAAACTTCAGGGTCTACTCCCCAGTTATCGCTTAACAGTTGAACGATTATTCCTACTACTGTGTAAAGGAATTTTCTACTTGATACCATCTTTTTGATAGTTTGATAAATTAGCCATTTTCTCATTGTCTTTTTTTTTTAATTATTAAATTAATATTTGTGCCGCCTAAAGTAAGTATTTCTTCCATAAGAAACGACATAGCGTCCTTAGAGTTCTTAACAAAGTTATTACCTCTAGTCAAGCCTACTAAAACACAACCAAAACTATCTCTAGGATAATTTCCTGTATGCACCAGAACGTAGCTTCTTCCTTCAACATTCTCAATTAATAGGTGCAAATAGTCCTTTGAAGCTGATTCTCTAGCTAGTCTAAGCCTTACTGGGTACTCGCCTAAAGGAATAGAGCTTATGTTAGTCTTATTGTCTAAGTAAGGGTTTTCTAGTGTGTCGCAAATCCTATTACCGTTTATATAAAGTGTACCTATAGTAGACTTATCTGTAAAGTCTTCTCTTACTAATAATAGATTAATCTTGTTGTCTGTCTTCAAATTTAACGAATTTATATATTGTATAAGATATTGCTAGTGTTAAACTGACTAGTGTAAGAATCTGATTAATCTGACCTATACTTAAAATAATTGCTGCACTATTAGCTAGTCCTACTTGTAGAGTGTCTGTTACTTCTTTCATTTTTCTTAGGTTTTGTATCCAAGTAGGATTTTAATTTAGTTATATTAATTTGTTTTGTCTTGTAGTGTTTTTTTTCTTTACTCATTATAAATGTAATCCGTTAAAGTAAGCATTATGTGAAGGGTCAACATCTGCACCAGTATTAGTAGTGTATTCAGGAAATAGCGTTGAGTTATTACAGATGTAGTCTATCATTCTTTCTGTATAGTATTGAGCCGTATTTAGAACCTCTTCTCTTAGGTGCTGACTTTCTTCAGTAGTTAAAGATGTTCCTGTTTCTGAAGTCTTAGAGTATATATTTCCATTCTCTATCTTGAACCTTAAAAATGGAATAGCATGGTATAAAGCGTAATTAGGTAGCATATCTCCTATGTAGTCATCTAACAAAGTCTTATAGGCTTCATTACCTACTGAACCTACTGTTCCTGCTATAATCAAATCTTTTAGCTTTTGGTTTAAGTCTGTACCTAACTTAGTTTCTACATATAGCTTTTGAGATTGTCTTACATAAGGAAGTAAGATAGAATTATCTACTGATAAAGATATTGCAGTACTTGACTTAAGCTTGCTTTCTGATATAAATAGTACGTAGCTCATAATTTTTTATTTATTGTAACCATTGTTTTTCATTCTTTGCGGTGCCATAGCTACACGTTTATCATTCTTTTCAGCAGTAAATCCTTCAGACCTTGCTTTAGTGTATCCTATTAATTGACTATCAGATATTTTACTCTTAGCTGCTCTTAGTGAAGTCTTGAAAATCAATCGGTTGAAGAAATGGCGGCACTGAGGCCCCCCCTTAAAAAGGAACAAATTATAGGCTTGAGTTCCATCAATTCCGAACCCTTTATTTAAGGTTAAACTATCAGCATTTACTAAATCTTCCTTAGTATAAAGTTTTTTTGCCGATACCATTTTCTTACAAAAACTTCTACTTTCTCCTGACTTGTTAGTTAGGAAGTTATCTGTAGCATATTCGTATCTTACTTTATAGTAATCATTAAAAGACTTATTTACTCCATCTTGTTCACTTCTTTTGTTTGGTGTTGCCTTTACAGTAGAAGCAAGTTTTAACTTTTCGTTAGCTATTTCGTTCAGCTCTTGCTCAAAATCAAAGTCGTTGTGTTCTCCGTCTACTACTTCTTCTTCTATAAGTTCCCATTCTTCCGGAGTATCTTCTCCGAACTCTTGAATCCAACTATCTAATTGTACTTCTTCATTCTTTTCAATCGATAGTTCAGTACTAAAGTCTTCCTCAACTTCTTGTTCTGTTAAGTCAGGTAATCCTAAGTCTGCTCTAATTTCTGAAGTTGTCATAACTTCTCTAACAGTTTCAGAATCGAATTGTATAGTAATAGGTTTTAATTGTACAAACTTAACAGGAAGGTCTATATCGTTTACTGCTAAGATAGATTGTAACGTGTCTAAGATGTTTAATTGAAAAGGTACAATAACCTGATTAAGATAAAAATTACTGGCTACTGCTAGTTCGTCGGCACTTGAAGAAAAACCATCAGATGAGTCTATTCCTAAAAGCGTTTTAGAAGTAACGCGATGGCTTGTAAGAATGTTTTGCACGATTAGATTTTGCAGTGTGATATATTGTTCAGATAAGTCTGCTGCGTTCATAGGTGTTACTTCTACACCTCGTTCTTTCCCATCTGCAAAATTCATTAAGAAAGTTCCTGCGTTTCCTGAGCCTGTTAATTTAGCTTTAATATCTCTTTCTATTTCATTTCTTCCTTCTTTTGTAGGTACTCCATTATTAAAACTAAACATATAGCTTCCTGAAAATCCGTTGCTAATATTGTTTAAGTGATATTCTGATATTTTGGATTCAATTAACGACCAATTATTTCCCGCTAGACTGTCAGGCGTAAAATAAACGTCCATATTTGGACTGTAAGAGCCTGTATAGATTAATTGACTTGTAGACCTATTATGAGTGTCAAAGGCTGCTATAGGCATAGGTTTGTTAGACCTTACATTTGACCAGTCAGCACTTATATAATATGTATCTATCTTGCCAAGAGAATTTGGGCGACCAGCTCTGATGCGTTCGACTGGAACGTGAAAGACTTGTACTATTTCTGTTAAATCCTGATTATAAATACAGTGCAAAGCGTAAGCTCCTTGAAGTTTAAAATCAAAAGCTACTTTCTTTATTATTTGGTGTGCCGATTCTTTTCCGTTTATATTTTTTAAAAACTTCTTTAGTTTAACTACGGCTTCTAAATTAATATCTTCTTCGTCATCTATTACAATATCAGAACCCGCTATCATCTCTGAAGTAGAATTAACGATTGCTGCGTGTGTACTGGAATTATAGTAAAGGTCAATTAAGAAATTAGGATAAAGATTTTTCCATACTCCGTCTTCATCTGAATATTCAATGTAGTCACGTCCTCTAACCTCTTGGATTTTTGGAGCTACTGAACTACCTAAATTTATTGATATTAAATTACTCATATTATTGTTTATTATTTATTTTCTACGATATTATTTTAGATAGATAGTTGTTTACATTTGCGGTTAAGCTTGCTGATGTAAAATGGTAAATTTGTATTTCGTAAATACTACTTTGTAAAGACTCGCCTATTGCTCCTAATTCAAGAGTTCCTGCAAGTGTAAAAGTAGAAGCCATTAATACTCCGTCTACATACATTCTAACAATATCGCTGTCATCTCTGGATATTACTATATAGTTATCATTAAAGTCTAATCCAGTATTTGTCAAGGTGTTTTCACTTCCTGCTATTTTAATAACAATTTGAGTTAAAGACTTTATGGTTATATAATTACCTGAAGCGTCTGTTCCTAATACCAACCCACCTACTTGACTAATCCTAGTTCTAAATCCTATTGTAAACTTATCTGATAAAGATATATTAGAGCCTGACCCTATCAAGTCTGTTCTGTTAAAAGTTACCGCTCCTGTTGTTGAGTTATAAGAAGGTCTTGCACCTGACGAACTATTCATATCAAAAGAATTAGTAGAGCTATCAGCCC